AAGAAGTTTTTAGCTGACAAAGCTATTCAAGCAGCAGCAGATAAAAAGAAAGCAGATGATGAGGCAGCAGACAAAGAACAAGAAGCATTAAAGCAAAGAGGTGAAGCTGAATTTCAAGAGTATCAGAAATTAATAGACTTAAAAAATCAAGCTGATTTAGATTCATTACAGCAGGAAATAGATACCTTTTTACGATCTAATGAAATTAAGGATGCAGATTATAAAGCTGATATAAATAGACTAAATCAAGTAATTGAAAATTTAGATGCTCAAAAGCAAATCGAATTAGATGCAATTATTGGTACAGAAGATGCTGAAAAGAAGAAACTTGCTATAGTAAAAAAATATGCAGATTTAACTTATGGAATTGAGCAAAAGCTAAGTGACACAGTAAAACTACAAGAAGAATACAGATACAATGTAAAGGCCAAATATGCAGAACTTGGAATGCAACTTGGCAAATTCTTACAAGATGCAGCTGGACAAAATAAGGATCTGGCAATTGCTGGAATCATAATTGAACAAGCATCTGCCATTGCATTGATTGGATTAAACACACAAAAGAAAGCAGCTGAATATGGATACTTTACTCCACTTGGAATTGCAACTTTAGCAGCTGGGGCATTATCTATTGGATCTGCAATTTTAACTGCAAAGCAAGGGATTGACAGTATCAATAAAGTAAACATCCCAGGATCATCAAGCTCTGGAGCATCGGCTGGAATGAGCAGCAGTGGCGCACCAGTAGCTCCAGGTTTCTTACCAGCTCAAGCAACATCACTTGACCAGACATCATTGAACACTATTTCAAATGTAGTCTCACGAGCTTATGTAGTAGAATCCGATATTACTGGCTCACAACAAAGAATTTCACGCATACAGAATGCAGCAAGATTTTAAATAATAAAAATATGGATTTACCAATTTACGCATTAGAAATATCAGAAGATTTAAACGATGAAAGCTCTGTTGATTTTGTGGCCTTAGTAGATAAGCCAGCAATCCAAAGAAACTTTCTAATGTTTAAAGAGCAGCCAATGCGGTTTGCTATCCAGTCAGAAGATAAGCAAATTGTTTCTGGAGCTTTAATGCTTGCAGATACACCTATTTACAGAAGTGATAAGAATGGTGAGTATTATGTCACATTCTCTGCCTCCACCATTGAGATGATTGCCCAGAAGTTCTTTAAGAAAGGATACCAGTCAAATGTAAATTTGATGCACGATGGAAACCAGGAAGTGTCTGATGTGACAATGTTTGAATCATTCATCGTAGATCCAGCCAGGGGAATATATCCTATGAAAGGATTTGAAGATGCACCAGTTGGATCATGGTTTGGATCATTCAAAGTAGATAACCCATCTGTGTGGGCAAAGATCAAGGCAGGTGATTTCAAGGGATTCTCTGTAGAAGGAATGTTCAATTATAAGAAACAAGAAAAAGCTGTAGAAATGGCCGATCAATTGCTTGGAAAGATTATAAACATCCTAGAGCAAGTTTCTTAAACGATAAAGTATTTCAATTAATTTATTTATAAACAAAAGCAAACAAGTAAAATGAACGCAACAGAAGCATTAAACAAAATCAAAGCCCTATTCGCTGAAGAAGGTCAGGTAGTGGTTGCAGATGTTCCAGCACCAGCTGATGAGACCAAGATGTCATTTGAGACATATGATCTAAAGGATGGTTCTAAAATCGAATTAACGGCTTTAGAAATTGGAGCAGATGCTATGCTGGCAGATGAAAGTGGTAACACTTCACCATGTCCAGATGGTGAGTATGAATTGGCAGATGGAACTAAGATGATGGTAGAATCTGGAAAGATTATATCAATCACATCTCCAGAAGTTGAAGAAACTATTTCAGAAGAACCAGCTGACACAATGCCAGAGCCAGCAATGATGGGTGCAGAATTCATTGAGATTGAAACTGAAATTGAAGTTTTGAAAATGATGAATGAAGAATTAAAAGCATCATTGTCTAAAATGGAAGATAAGTTCAATCAAGCATTTGCAGAACTAATTGCAATTGTTGAAGGCTTATCAAAATTACCAAGCGTAGAACCTACGCAAGCTCCAAGAACAGCATTCTCTGCTGGCGAATCAAGAGCTTCAAAAGAGAATCGCTTACTAGAGAGATTAAAAGCAATTAAATAATTAAAAAACAAACAAAAAAATGGGATTTAACGTATCAGCATTAACGGATTACACAATCCAAAATGCACAAGAATTGGTAGTTTCTTCTGTATTAGGCGCAAAATCTGCTGGCTTAATTAAGGCACAAGGGAACGTAATGGTAGGTGTGAAGTCTTCAGAGACTATCAACATCATGGACACTGATGCTATCTTCCAAGATGGTACATCATGTGGTTTCACTGCATCTGGTGCTACTACTTTCACACAACGCACTGTGACTGTTGGAGCAATCAAGGTAAATGAGGCTTTATGCCCTAAAGATTTGAATAAGAAATATTTACAGCAAGCATTGCCTGCTGGATCTACTTATGATTCAGTTGTATTTGCTGAAGAATTTTCACAGCGCAAGGCAGATAAAATTGCTGCTCAATTAGAGATCGGTATCTGGCAAGGTGATACTACTTCTGGAAACGTAAACTTGAACAAGTTTGATGGTTTTGTGAAGTTAGTAGCTGCTGCTTCTGCATCAGTAATCCACGCTAATACTACAACTTACTACGGAACTCCTTTAGCTGCTTCAGCTGGTATCACTACTTCTAACGTAATTGCAGTTTTAGATTCAGTTTACAAAGCACTTCCAGCTGAAATCGTTTCTTACGATGATGTAATCATTGCAGTAGGAATGGACACTTTCCGTACTTACACAATTGCATTAAAGAACGCAAATTTATTTGCTTACAACATTGATGTAAAAGCTGACAATGAATTCATCTTACCTGGTACAACTATCAAGGTAGTAGCATTACAAGGCTTAAATGGAACTTCTAAGATCTACGCAATGCGTGCATCTAACTTGTTCTTAGGTACTGACTTATTGAATGAGGAAGAAAAATTCGAATTGTTCTACGCTAAAGAAGCTGATCAAGTTCGTTTTGTATCTGAATTCAAAATGGGTGTAAACTTCGCTTTCCCTCAAGAGATCGTAGATTTCATCTTGGCTTAATCTTACCAATAGGTTCGGGGAGCTTCCATTGGCTTGGACTCCCCTAATTTTAACACTTTAAAAGAAAAAAATATGGCTTTGTCGGGATGTGCTTTAACGCAGGGATATGCTCTTGATTGTCGTGATTCTTTAGGTGGTATTACAGAAGTTTATTTTATAGAGAAATACAATGTCACAGCAGTGACACAAGCAAGCGGAGTAATCTCTGCAATCACTAAATCTGCTGGCAAAGTTTTTCGCAAATATGAGCTAGTTCCAGCAACATCTTCATTAACTGAGAATGTTAATGCAAACGTGCAAAATGGAACTGTGTATTATTCACAAGAATTGTCAATCATTTTAAATAAGTTACAAGCAAACACACGTAACGAAATCCTATTAATTGCTAAGAATATCTTAGTAGCAGTAGTAGGAGATGCAAATGGTAAGTATTGGTACTTAGGCAAAGTAGCTGGTATCAATTTGACTGGTGGCTCTGGAGCTACTGGAACAGCGCAAGGTGATCGCTCTGGCTATACGCTTACATTCTCTGCAATGGAGCAGGAACTAGCACCAGAGGTGGCATCGGGTATCATAGCAGGATTAATTGCTTAAAAGATAGTCGTTTGGTTGATAGACTAGGGGGAGGCAGATGCTTCCCCTTTTTTTATGTAATAAATTCGGCCTTTGCTATTTATAAATAAGATGCTACATTTGACCAAAGGAAATACTGATATTATTGTTGTGACACTTACGGAAAAGTGTACAATTAATGCACCTAATTATCTTTGGGTTTGCACTTCAAGAACTACTAATGAGGTTGTAAAATTTATTTTTTTATTTGCTTCTGATATTACAAGTGCATCCATAAGATACAACAAGTTTTTATTTAATACTAATAGCAAGTTTGCAAATTCAACCAATGGTGAATGGAGCTATACAGTATATCAGCAAGCATCTACAACTAATTTAGATCCTACCTTGGCTGCTGGCATTATAGAAACTGGCCAATTGACTTTGAATGATGAATCGCAATTTGCATTCAATACCTATACCAAGGTAAATAACACTTATAAAGTAAGAGATATATGAGTAATGAATTGATGGTCTTATCTTTTCAAGAAGCAAGACAGCCAGAGTATAAAGAGAAAAAAGGTGAAGGTGGAGGCTATATCGAATTTGGATACAAAAACGATTATCCCAATTACCTGGTAGATCTATTTAATAAATCTGCGAAGCATAATGCTATCATAAAAGGTAAGGTCAATTATATTGTAGGTAACGGCTTTAAAATTAAAGAGGGAGCTGATCCTATAGCTGATCAATTTATCAAGCAGCCAAACGGCTACGAATCGCTTACAGAGGTTTTACGCAAGCTATCAACAGACATTGAGCTTTTTGGTGGTGGATACTTAGAGGTAATCTGGTCAGAAAGCGGAGATAATATTGCAGAAGTTTACCATGTTGATTATACAAAAATTAGAACCAATGATGACAATACCCAGTTCTGGTATTCGGATAATTGGATGGATAAGAAATATGAAAGAAATATTTTAAACTCTTTTAATACAACTTATCGTGTAGGTAAGCAGATTATGTACCTAAAAGAGTACAGACCAGATCTAAAGTCTTATGCTTTGCCTGGTTACTTTGGTGCATTGAATTACATTGAATCAGATATTGAAGTTTCAAAGCACGTTTTGGGTAATGCTCAAACTGGTTTCAGTGCATCAAAATTGATTACCCTACCAGATGGCCAGCCTACAGATGATGAAAAGCGTTCAGTAGAGCGTAAATTCACAGACAGATTTGCTGGATCAGATGGAAAGAAGTTTATTCTATCTTTTGTAAATGATGCTTCACGCAAGCCAATTATTGAGGATCTTGGAGCTTCTGATATTACAAAGGAGGATTTCAGCAATGTAGATAAAATCATTCAGCAGAACTTATACGCTGGTCACCAAATCACTGCACCAGATTTATTTGGTATTTCAACACCAGGGCAATTAGGATCAAGGCAACAAATGCGTGATTCTTATGAGATCTTTAAAAACACTTATGTAAATGATAAGCAAGTATATCTGGAACAAGTATTCAATGTACTTGCCAAACTACGAGGTGCTACGGTTGAACTTGAAATAGTACCAGTAGAGCCAATCGGTTTAGAATTTGATTCTTCAGTTTATATTGCAAATATGACTAAGGATGAAATCAGAAATAAATTAGGTTTACCAGCAATGGAGGAAAAATTGTCTTCAAGCTCACAAGATGTGACTGATGCAATTAATTCATTATCTCCATTGGTAGCAAATAAGGTGCTAGAATCTATGACTCCAAATGAAATCCGTTCATTGATTGGATTACCAGCGGAGGCAGAAGGTCAAAATATTGGTGGTGTAACAATAGACACTGGCCAAGAACTATTGAGATCTAATTTTTCAGAAGATGAACTTTTAGATCTTTTCGATAAGTTTGGTGAATCAAAGGATGACTATACAATCCTACAATCAAGACACGTTTTTGGTGATGCTCCAAGTGATTTAGAGGAAGCAATGAATTTTGAATTTGCTACTATTGAACTAAGCAAGTTGGAGGCTAGTATCTTAGACTTAATCCAGAAAGATAAAAGAGTAACTCCAGAAGTGCTTGCATCTGTAACCAAATCAGATGTGGCAGTGGTAAACAGAATTTTAGCTGGCTTGCTAAATAAAGGATATATTAAAACCAAATCTGTAGGATCTACAATTGAGCGATCATTGCCAAAACCATTGTCTGAATTGCCAGCTCCAAAGGCAGACACCACTACAATAATGGTGCGATATTCTTACGAATTTAGAAATGAAATACCAGTGAGCCAGCGTGACACTTCAGCGCATCCTAGTAGACCATTCTGCGTGAAGTTAATGTCTAAAAACAAATTATATTCAAGATCTGACATTGAAACATTATCAGCACAAGTAGGATATTCAGTGTTTGATCGTAGAGGCGGCTGGTGGACAGAGCCAAGTGGTGAGCGTTCACCATCATGCAGACACATCTGGCAATCACAAATAGTAGTTAAAAAAGGATAATATGAAAAATACACTATTCATATCAGTAAACACAATAAAGGAGCGTACTGGCCTCCACGCAAATATTGATGACAAATTGATTTTGCCAGAGATCGCCACTGCCCAGGATATGTACATTTTGCCATTGCTTGGATCTAATCTATATGAAAGGCTACAAGATGGTATAGTGGCAAATAATTTAAATGGAGATGAAACAACTTTGTTAGATGATTTTGTGACTACTACACTGGTTTACTTTGTTCTATCTGAATTGCCAGTTGGATTGTCTTACCAGTTTTACAACAAAGGCTTGGTGCGCAAATCATCTGATAACACATTACAGCCAGATATGCAGGAGCTTATTGATGTGGCAAACCGTTACAGAGCAAGAGCTGAATTCTACAAGCAAAGAACAATAAAATATCTTCGCCAGAATGCCTCATTAGGGAAGTATCCACAATATGTGAATTTTGGTGTGGGCATTGATAAGATCAGACCAGAGCGTGATGCTTATTCTGCATCAATGTGGCTAGGAGATGATATTGATTTCACTAGTAGAAATCCAATTTCATTTGAGGAAAAATACCAGGGACAATTTGGAATCAGTCCAAACTATTAACATATGCCTAAAGCATACACTAAAAAAAACATAGATAAACTAAAGGTTTATTTAGAATCGCAATCTAATGGCAGCACAAAGGCAATTGACACTAAATCAAACAGTAGCGTTAATAAAGGAAATAGCGCAAGCTCACGACCAAATTAATACTGTTTATTTCGGTGATGTATGGGAATTCTTAGCACAGACTGATAATATTTATCCAGCTACATTTTTTACATTGACTGGATCAAGCATTGCAGCAAAGACATTATCACTGAATTTCAGTTTCTTCTTTTTAGATCGCCAGATCCAGGATGAATCAAATGAAACAGAAGTACTGTCTGACCAGCTACTAATTGCACAAGATGTATTTTCAATGCTTCGCCATCCCAATTTCAACTGGGATATTGATGAAAGTGTAAGTCTTGAATTTTTTACTGAAGATGAAAAGGATTATTTGGCTGGTGTAAAAATGGATATTATAGTAAACTATCCAATGCTCACAGACAGATGCCAAATTCCCACAAATTTTAACTATCCACTTTAAATGGCAAATAAAAAATTAAATCAATTAGTAAGTAAGCCATCACTTACATCTGGAGATTTATTTCCAATTGCAGATGCTACTACTGGCCAATTATTTAAAACTACTATTTCGGCTCTTGGAACTGCAATCGGTTCTGGGGTTTCCTCTGTTAATACCTTAGTAGGTGCAGTGGTTTTAGATACGGATGACATTCAAGAGCTGGCCAGTCCAATCAACAAATATTTTACTGATCTAAGAGCAAGAGCTGCAATTTCTGCTGGCACTGGAATCTCCTATAATAGTGGCACTGGTGTAATTACAAATGCTGTCACAAGTGGCCAGATTTCAACTGCCCTGGGTTATACTCCAGCAGATGATTCTTTGGTAGTTAAATTAGCAGGATCACAGACAATCACTGGAACCAAGACTTTTCAACAAGCTCCATTAGTGGATATTGGTGTAGGGTTTAAAAATAGTAATGGAGTTTACAATACTATGCAATCCTTAGTCACTGGATGGCAGATGCCAGTTAATGGTAATAATCATAATTTAATTTTCAGTACGACTACAAACTACGTTTATACTTTTCCAAATGCTTCTGGAACTATTGCTTTGACTAGCGATTTAACTCCTTACGCTTTAGATAATACCGTAGTTAAATTGACTGGAACCCAGACGGTAGCTGGAATAAAGACTATGTCTAATGTATTAAAATTAGATGATACTTTACAAATTAAAAATATAGCTCAATTAAGCAATAACACTGGTTATACTGGTGTTTGGGCAGAGACTGCTGCTATCGGATTCTATACTGGGGCAAACGCTATTCGTTTGTTATACGCTGGTAATTATAATTATACAATGCCTTCCTCAGACGGAACGCTTGCCTTAGTTTCTCAATTATCAGCTTACCTACCTTTGGCTGGCGGAACTTTAACTGGAGCTTTGAATGGAACAAGTGCTTTATTTAGTGGCGCAGTAAGAGCAAACAATCCAGCCGAAGGTGCAACTGGAGAGGGCTTAATAGCTGGTCAATCTTTTAAAATTGATGGAACTGGGACTAGCCAAAAGGCGGTAATGTATTTAGTTTCAAATGTATTAAGCGATACTTATGCAAGCGGATTAACTGCTCAATTTGCAAATTTTGCTGGAGATAAAGGTTTTGGTTTTAATCTTAACACAAGCGGAGGCTACGAGGTCTATGTAAAAAATTCTACTTGGAATAAAGCTCTTACTATTGCAAACACTGGAGCCGCTACGTTTAGTTCTAGTGTTACGGCAACGCAAGGAAATTTCTTTCAAACGGCTATAAGCGGTTTTGCAATTAATTTAAGAAACAGAAATGCTAATCAAACTTGGGGATTAGTCGTAGATACAGATGCAGTAGACGATAAAAACTTAGGATTTTATAGTACACAAGGAGCGGTTTACGCTTTAAAATTAGCCTCCACAGGCGCAGCCACGTTTTCGGGTAGTGTAAAATCAAATACATTATTTAGCGTAGGTACTGGCTCGGGTAAATTCTTTGGAGTTGGTAGCGACATAAGCGGGTCTTTTGCCTCTACTGATTTAATTGCGTACAATACTGGAGGGGATTTATATTTGCTATCGACTGGTGCGGTTGGTGTAATTGTTAAGGCAAGTACTGGCTCAGTAGGCATCGGAACGACTAATCCTACAAGTGTTTTACATATTGGAACTAGCACAAGTGGAAACCAAAAAATTCAGCAATGGGGAGAGCCTGGCTTTGTACAAGATTACGGATTAATTTTAAGAGGTAGTAGTTTAGATGGGGTATTTAAGTTCTATGGATTAAACAACGGGACGGAAACTACTAATCCTATTTTGTCAATGAATAGGTCTAATGGCAACGTAGGCATCGGAACGACGGCACCTTTTAGTCAAGGCTCTGGAGCTACTACAATGGAGTTAGCTGGTTCAGTTTATGGTCAATTCTTTGTTAGTGCAAATAGCGCTTCTATTAGGGGAGTAATGATGGCTAGAGCATCAACACTAAATGATGTTTATATTGCTACTATTACAAACTCTCCTTTATTATTTGGAACTAATGATTCCGAAAAGATGCGGATTACTAGCGGTGGGGTAGTTTTAGTAAATCAAACTACATTAAGTGCTGCTGGAGCTGGCAATAAAATGCAAGTAGCCACAGATTTCTTAGCAACTGGAGCACTTGCGGGTTTATTTTTTGAAAATAGAACTGGAGGAGTAACTATAAATTCTAATTGGTACGGATGGTACGCAACTGGAGGCACTATATTTTTATTTAATGGTGCGGCAAATATATCATCAATAAACTCTTCAACTGGAGTTTATACTCCTTTATCTGACAGAAATAAAAAGAAAGATTTTGAGGTTTCAAACATTGGACTTAACGAAGTAATGAAATTAAAGCCTACTTTATACCGTATGAAATCAGATAGCAGCGAAGGGCTAAAGGAGCTTGGATTTATTGCACAAGATGTAAAGTCAGTAATTCCTAATGCTTATGTAGAATCTAAAGAATTTATCGGATTAAATTATAATCCTATTGTAGCAGCTTTAACAAAAGCAGTTCAAGAACTTAAACAAAAAATTGACATTTTAGAAAACAAATAATATGGCATTCGAATTTATCATTTCTCAATTAGACTCTATTCCAACTTTAGACGGAATGGACAAAGTAATTTCTGTAATTCATTACAGAGCGCAAAAGCAATACGAAGAGGATGTCGTACACTTTACGGCTGACACTTACGGAGCTTTATCGGTAGATGCTCCACACGAAGCGAGCTTCACTCCTTACGATGAAGTCACTAAAGAAATGGTCGAAGGCTGGCTTACGGCTTCACTAGACTGCGAGGCAATCGAGGCAAACTTGGATGCACAAATTGAAAACTTTTTGTATCCTTCGATTGTAGCTTATGCGTTACCTTGGAATCAATTTGAAAACATTTAGCACTTTTGCTATATATGTAAAGTTATAACCAAACAAAAATTAGCATGAAATTAGATTTCAATTTTGATCTATTAGGTTTAGATCAGCAACCTATCGAAGGTGCAAACGCAGGTAAATTATTAGCGAACGCTTTAGCCCAGGGATCAAAAGGCGATGCCCTAAAATTCTGGGATTGGGCGGTTAGTTTAAACAAGGGAGAAATCCTAGATCTTGATTCTAGTGATCAAGAAACTATCAAGAATTTTATCAAGGATGCTGAAGGTTTTACTATCCTGGCAAAAGCGCAACTTTTACAAGTAATCAAAAAAGATTAAGATTAATGAATTTACATGACATTCTTGCGCCAGTTCTTTCTGCCTTTGGAGGTTCAGCAGTCACCTGGTTTTTCGGTAGATCAAAAGAAAAAACGGAGATCCAAACAGGAGAATTGGGTAATACTGAAACTGCGATTAAAATATGGAGAGAGATGGCGCAAGAGATGTCTGATAAAGTAAAAGCATTAAGTGACAAAGTAGATGCACTAACCACAGAAGTACACAATTTAAGGATTGAAAATTCAGATTTAAAATCTAAACTTGGCCTTGATGAAACCAACCAAACTAAGCCTAAAAGGATACGACCTAATAAAGACCTATGAAGGTCTTAAATTAAAGCCGTACAAATGTCCTGCTGGAATTCCCACAATATCAATTGGGTGTACCTATTACCCAGATGGCACTAAAGTCAAATTAACTGATCCAGTTATTTCAGAATCTTATGCTAAAGAATTATTTTACTCAATTGTGGTTCACTATGAAAAAGCAGTGGACTCATTTTGTAGGGATGATATTAACCAGAACCAATTTGATGCATTGGTGTCATTTGCTTACAACCTTGGTGTAGGGAATCTACAAAAATCTACTTTGATCAAAAAAGTAAATTTAAATCCAAAAGATGTAACCATTGCCGATGAATTCCTAAAATGGAATAAAGCAAATGGAACGGTGTTAAAAGGTTTGACAAAACGCAGGCAAGCAGAAGCTGATCTATACTTCCTATAATCATGAGAAAATTAGCTATTCTTTTGGCCATCCTGGCACTATCTTCGTGCAGGAATACTAAGACTCTAACAGAGTACAAAGAGATCCTTAAAACGGATACAATCAAAACAGAAAAGATAGTAGAAAAATTCAGAGCTGTGCATGACACTTTAGTCATTGCAAACCCATGTGATTCATCTGGCATCTTATCCACATTTTATTCCAGGCTTATTCTACCAAATGGATCTGTGACTATCAAGTCAGACAAAGGCCAGATCAAAGCTACAATTGATATTGATTCAATGCGCCAGGAGATTCAGAATAATTATAGAAACTCCCAGGTGAAATGGATTGAATACAGAGATAAGGAGGTAATTAAATACAGAATACCTACCTGGGTAATTATGCTTTTACTTGCGGAGGCAGTTATGCTTGTAGCTTACTTATATCTTAAATTCGGGATTCATGTATAGTATAGAGATAGAGCCAGTGGAAGAAAAACCTAATAAGACTAGCCAGCTCCTACAGCAAATGATTGATGTTTTAGAATCAATTGAACAAGTAGATGATGCTGGTTTTGTGCTTCGAATGAAGCTCATAAATAATATTGAATTTCTTGTTGATCAGTTAATGGAAGAATATGAGCAAAGACAACGCTAAAGCCGAGGCAATACGGAAACATTTTTATTCTACTAATCTGACTAGGGTAGATTTTGAAAAAGAAAATTTTGATAGCTACGGCTTTGAATCTATTGAAAACTTCCATCGGCATTTATCTAGATGTAACATAACTGTTAAAAGTAGATCAGAATACTTCAAGCAAACCAGGCCATCTGGAAAAATAGAATCCTACAACTTGGATGAATTAGATAGTTTTGGCATTGAACCAGGCATTGGAAAAGAATACACCAGCTGTAGACTTCCAGATCATTTTAAAAAGATTGGCATTCTTTCAGATATACATGTCCCATTTCATTCCTTAGAGGCTTTGACTTGTGCTATTAAACACTTGAGAATCAGTGATATAGACTGCTTGGTACTGAACGGAGATTGCTTCGATATGTACACGCAGTCCAAACACGAGAAAGAAAAACAGTATAGGGATCTCCCAAGAGAGATTGAGATGAACAGAAATTTCTTGCAGAAGCTAAGAGATATATTTCCAACGATTCCCATATACTACAAGATGGGCAATCACGAAAACAGATGGCAAAGATATTTGAATCAAGAGGCAGAAGAATTTGCACAGCTCCATGAGATGCAATTTGAACAGTTCTTTAGGTTGGATAAACTGGCAATCAATTATGTTCCAGATTGGCAGGGAATTGAAGTAGCAGATCTGCTGATCCTACATGGCCATGAAATCATGGCTGGTGGGATGAACCCATCACAATCCACATTCAACAAAACATTCTGCAATACATTGATTGGCCACGTTCACAGAACTACCAGCACAATCAAAAAGGATGGCTTTAAAAAGTTTATTCATTCCTATTCAACTGGATGTTTGACTCACCTATCACCAAAATATTATCCATTTGCCCAGCACAATCATGGGTTTGCACTGGTAGAAATTACAGATGGCAAATCAAAAGTGCAGAACATAATGATAAAAGATGGAAAAATTGTGTAGATTGAATTGTTTTTCATAATGTTATAGGTTTAGATGTTTTAAAGGAAAGCCACTGGATTTTGTCTGGTGGCTTTTTTGTGCTTAATAGGTAAAAAATAGGTTACCTATTTAAAACCTAGTCACAAATATTTCTATAAATGTGACAATAAAAATAAATTAAAATCTTTTTTTATATCAAATAAGTTATTAATTTTGTCATGTTATCAGCAACGAAGCTGGAACAAAACATCTAAACAAATGAGAGAACACTTAAAAAACCTTGACAAAGATGACATTGCTGGAGCAATCCTACTTTCAGCATTTGGGTATCTTATCTATTACATCATCTACTTTATTCAACACATCTAATGGAAGATCAAATCAAAGACCTGGAGCTTTTCTTGACAATCAATATGATTAGCTCAAAATCATTTTATAACATCACATTCTGGCCAAATGTAGGCCAGGTAGATTTGATGGGAGAATTTAATAAAGACTTAGCTAAACAGCTAATGAGATTTGCAGATGGCAACCTTGGTGAACATGGATTCATCAGATTTAATTTTAATTATAACGCTCAGAAATTTAACATCACTTTAACCTAAACAAATGGCAAATCAACCAAATGCCCTGGCACAAATCCAGGCAGAAGTAAAAGCACCTAAAGGCCAGTTCAATGCTTTTGGAAAGTACAAGTACAGATCAGCAGAAGACATCCTGGAATCTGTCAAGCCAGTAGTCAATTCTAAAGGCTTTTCTATTTCCGTTTCTGACACGATTGTCATGGTAGGAGATAGATATTACGTTCAATCTGTTGCAACGCTTACAGATGGCAAAGAAACCTATTCTACTACTGCATATGCCAGGGAGGAAGAAAGCAAGAAAGGAATGGATGGTGCGCAGGTCACTGGATCTAGCAGTTCATATTCTCGAAAATATGCACTCTCTGGACTTTTTGGTCTGGATGATACAAAGGATGCAGATGCCACAAACACGCATGGCCAGGAAGAAAAGCAACCATCAATGAATCTAATATCCTGGAAGCAGGGAATAGATGCCTGCAAGACCATCGAAGATCTGCGTGATCTCTACAAGCAAAAAGAATCAATCATCACATCAAACAAAGAAGTGATGGAATTATTTAACATCAAAAAATTAACTTTCACAAAAACAATTAATTAACATGGCAAACGACAAAATTTTTGCAAACGGTTTCATCTTCAAGAGAAACGACAATGCACCAGACTTCGTAATTGGAAACATCTCTATCAAGTCTGAAGATGCTATCCAGTTCATCCAGGAACATACCAAGAATGGTTGGGTAAATTTAAAGATCAACAAGTCACAAGGTGGCAAAGCTTACATTGAGCTTGACACCTGGGAAGCTAAGGCATCAGCTCCTAAATCCAATCATTCGGAAAAACCGAACAATTCATTTAATAACGAAGAACCTCCATTCTAATGTATAAATATCCCACAATATTTACGCTTACTATGGGAGGTGGTAAGCAAGCAAAGCATACACAAAGCTTCAAGACTGAACAAGATTTTGAAGAATGGCGAAACTACCAGCTTATGAATGGATGGAAGATTATAGATGAGTTCGATTTTAAAGAAGAACTTAGAAATTATATTATAGAAAAATTTGGTCAAGAATATTTTAATAAAAATTATAATGATTAAAAAAATGTTTGCTTATCAGCAAGTGGCAGATCGCCTAAATAAGAAAGGGATTTTACCTTTCAGCGCAAGACAATGGTCAAGCGGATTAGTTCAACAAGCGGTTTATGGGAAGGTAAACTACCCAGAAGTAACGCAAGAATTAAGATTACTCATGAATGAATATTACGAAGAAGGGAAATCATAATGGAAGAAAAAAATTTTAATGCCTGGATGGATCATCTGTCCAGGCAATTACAAGCAGATTACAGAAAACTTTATTATACATCTAAAATCAAGAAAAATGATACAGTCATTCAAAAGTTACCACGAGGAAAGGCCGCAGATCTACATAGAATTTAAGCGGTATGCACAGCAACTAATTGCTAGAAAATACAAGAGATTATCAGCAAAGCTAATCTGTGAGGTGATTAGATACAATTCAATGATCACCAAGGTAGGAGATTTTAAAATTAATAATACTTATTCTTCTGGATATGCCAGGCTATTTGAAAAAGATTTTCCAGAGTATGCTGGATATTTTTCTAAAAGATTTTCAATTTTGGAAGTTTAGCTTTATATTTATAGCATAATCAGCGCAATGGGTGAGAGCTTTGCGGTGATTACTAGGGTTAAAAACCAACGAAGCCAGTTCTACTCTCTCACGTAGGCTGGCTTTTTTTTATCAAATTATGAAATATTACCTACACGATTCAAGTTCTTTCAACGATGAAAAGATAACTGAACTGTATCTTGAATATGGTTACGAAGGATTAGGTTTATTCTATACGATCCTAGAAAAACTAGCACTTCAAGAGAAACCAATCAAGACAAAAGTGCTGAAACATCAGTTAAATATTGGTAAGAAATTAGAGAAAGTTTGGCAGTTTATTGAAGAAATAGATTTGATTTCTTCGAATAATGGTGAAACTTTTAACAAACAATTGCTAAACTTTAGCCAAAAGTATCAAGTTTCAAAAGAGAAAAATGCAAAACGAATTTCAGAATGGCGTGACAATCAGCAACTTAGTGAAAATGTAACACGTTCAGAACACGTTCGTAACGCTCCTAAAGTAAAAGAAAGTAAAGTAAAAGAAAGTAAAGTAAATATTAGTTTAGTTGAAATGCTTTCACCACACCTGCAAGAGATAGGAAGTGAATACGAAAATTTCTTTTCTTACTGGAGCGAAAAAAATAATAAAGGAATTGAAAGATGGGAATCTGAAAAATTCTTTGATATTAGCAGAAGAATAAAAACCTGGATGAGCAACAAATCTAAATTTAGCAATAATGGAAATTCAAACAATGAACCGAAACTTGGAACTAGTGAAGCCAGAATGGCAGCCATCAAGAAGTGGTAATGCGGAGGCCAATATCATAATTCAAGCACAGAGCCACCAAACCTTGCGTTTAAGACACGATGAAGACCTTAAACAAGTATTGCGCTATGCGATGGTTTTAGTAGGGCTTAGAAGCAATAATATGCCAAGTGATGAAGAAAAATTTGTACTGCTTAATTTCATCAGAACAAACTTTGGAAACTTGACTCCAGAAGAAATCAGACTGGCCTTTGAATTAGCAATGGCTGGTAAGTTTAGCATTGATGCAAAGTGCTACGAAAATTTCTCTTGTGAATATTTTGGCAGGATCATGAAGTCATACATTGAATACTCCAGGCAAGAAACAAAATCTGTAAAGAAAGAGCCAGAGATCATTTCGCCTCCACCTACAGATCAACAGATCAGAGCAATGGCAATTGAAACAATTAATTTTTATGCTGATAAGCTCAAAGAAAGCAAAGAGGCTAAAAAAGAATTTACCTGGATTGCTGGAGGATTGCACGAGCTGTACAAGATGTTGATAAGATTTGAGATCCAAACTATTTCAAAAGAAGAAATGCTAGAGATCTGGAAGAAATCAGAAAAAATAAAGGATGAAGAAGAAAGGAAGAACCATTGCAGGATGCAATCGTATATTCTCCTGGCAAATCAACTGGCAGACTTTGAAGCTCGAATAGATCAAGATGGAAAAATTAAACCGATTGAATCATGATCATAATAAAAGGCCAAGTGCCAAGCAAATCAAATGGCTACAGAATAGGGAATAATCGGTTATACAAATCCATTCCCTTAAAAGAATATGAAGTCAGTTTTGAATGGCAAATCAGAAAGCATAAAAGCCAGGTGATCACACAACCTTTTGAGATCTGGATTGATGTTTACTTCCAGTCTAACCGATCTGACCTTGACAATGCAGCAAAGGTAATTCTGGACTGCTTGCAAAGCACTGGGATGATTGAAAATGACAGACTTTGTTCTGTACTGGTAATGAGAAAGCATATTGATAAATTAGATCCACGAATTGAATTTGAAATAAAATGCCCACTAAAAATATAAAGCCAACAAGATTGCAAGCCATTGATTGGATTGATGCCCAATTGCTGAAGCCTACTGACAGATTTATCCTAAAGCCTGGGCATTACATCAATGACTTAAATGAATGCCTTAGAACGCAAAAGACTAGAATACTTTTTGCAGATGAAATGGAAGCCGCACTGGCTTACAGAAGAACCAAACAAATTAAAGACTATCTAAACCAAAAAATATGAAATTAACATTGCAAGACAAAGACAATGCATTGATGTATTTTTCACTATGCCAGGCATTGATCCAGGTGATAGAAGATGACTGGCGAGGCAACCCAGCAAATAAGCAAAAGATTAAGCAGATAACAAACCAGCAACTGGTGGAACTTCAGAAGGTGATAGAGATTCTTTTGCCTCCCAAAGATCATTCAGAATCTGGCATGGATGTCACTGAACAGTTTACAGATGCAACTGAAGCAATGCTTAATTTTTATAAATTAGGTGTGAAACTTTCCAGATTAGATCATATCAGAAAAGAAGGACTTACTATCCAGATGAATATTTTATTAAAAAATTACGGAATAGATTTGGATAATTAAAAAAAATATTTTAATATTTGTAAAGATTTGGAGATTGAATATTCCCGAACTCAAACAAAAGATCAAAGTGGCTTTGTTCGGTTTACCCACGGTACAAGTTTGATCAACTCATGGCCTCTCCCAATTTACCGATACTATAAAGCGGTTTAGAAAAATGATTTTAAACAGATTGGCTTAATAGTTAGAATCCCCCCAAGCATTTGGCAAATGGGAGGTTGGCAGATCGGAACAGACGGTCTTATTTTTTCAACCAAATAATTAAAAATATGTCAGATAACGACCTAGTACCACACAGATTAAGACACTTGATGGATAATGATGATTTACCCTACAGTGATAGTGTAGATCAACCATTGCATTACTCTGGGAATCAAATGCAAGCCATTGATGCCATTGAATCCTTTGAATTGAATTTCCATTTAGGCAATGCTTTAAAGTACATTGTACGATGCGATTGGAAGGGAAACAAAAAAGAAGATCTTGAAAAGGCCATCTGGTACTTAAATCGTGAAATCAATAACATTGATGGATAAGCTAGTCTTAGAATGTTTATCGGTTATTGTCGCAGAACTAGGATATATTTGCTACATTGGTTACATGATTTACATTGAATTAAAGAAAGGCAAATGACACGAAATCAGATAATCTCTGACCTTTACAACTCGAAAGAAATTAGCCAGGCACTGCGAAAGATGCAGCCAGCACATCTTCGAAATGAATTAAAACAAGAGATGTTTGTTTCTCTTTGCTCCATCAGCGATGAAAAGTTCTGGCATCTGCACGAAAACAAAGCACTGAAGTTCTGGCTAGTAAGATGTATGCTAAATATGATTTACAGTACTGGGATCAACCAGCCATTCTACAAAAACTTTAGACATCAGCACGAAGAACTGTTCACAGATCGGCCAGATATATACACGCAGCACGTTACTACTGAGGAAGAACGTAACCACCTAGAACAGTTATATGATCACTTGGAAGCAAAACGTGCTGGCCTTACCTGGTATGAAAATGAATTGCTAAACACCTGGACTGATTTAAAGTTTAATCAAAAGGAAATATCAAGAAAGACTGGAATACCTTACATGAGCGTAGTTAAAACCATCAGCGTAATTAAACAAAAGCTAAGGGATGAATAACAAGCCAGAAGAAAAAGCCAGGGAGCTGTTCAATAATTGTCTGTACTTTACTGGAGGAAAGATGATGGCCAGAGAATGTGCCTTGTTCATCTGCCAGAAATTAATTCAGCAGTGCAAGAGAATGGATGATAAATGCCATACACTAGACACAATTGAAGAACTTTACAAAATAGACATAACATGATGGTAGTTTTAGCAGCCATTTCATTGGCTATATTTTTTAATATGAATTCACTGCCACAACTTTGGCACATGAACTTTAAGCCATTTAATTGCGTTCCATGTCTTTCTGCCTGGTGTGCTTTGGTGTTTCTATTTATCCCAGCAGTAATGGTAGAGCAAATCGCTATCATGTTTGGAGCTGGAGTAATTGGTGCAGTGATCTACAGATTAATTCATAAGCTATGACACAAGAAGACAGAGATTTCCTGGAATTGCATAAGATCAACTTTGAAGCAGTAGAGCTAGGATATACCAGAAACATCCAGTTTAATGATCTTACCACCTACACTGAAATTTACCAAAAGTACTTGGATCGCCAATTCTTTCTGAATGCCTGGTGTGGTGCTTGCGTATTTGATATGCTAAAAAGACTAAACCATTATTATAAAAATCTACAACCAATCCAGCAACCAAATGTCGAAATTAAGAATCCTAGGGGTAGGAAGTCAAAATAGTGGTGTAACCTACCACAGACTAGCACTGCCCTTATCAATCATGCAAAAGGAATACTGCATGATTACCGATACTATCACAGAAGAACTACTAGAAGAAAAGCAGTTTAATTTGGTGGTAGTTAATAGATTCCTGGAGAATACCCAGTTGATGACCTTACTTGGATGGAGAGCTAAATTTGGGTTTAAGTTAGTGGTAGATATTGATGATTACTGGTATCTGTTTGAAAAGCATTTGTCAAATTATAACTACAGAAAACTAGGAATAACTAAGATAATCCAGGACTACATTAAATTTGCTGATCTGGTAACCACCACACACCAGCGATTGTATTACGAAATTATCAAGATCAATAAGAACTGCCAGATACTACCAAACGCATTGCCATTCGATCGGGATCAGTTTACATCTGTTACAATTCCACACGAAAAGGTAAATGTGATTCACACTGGATCAATTACTCACTATCCAGATATGCAGCAATTGAAGCAACCATTTCAAGAACTGGCAAAGTCTAGGGTTTTTAGAGAAACTGCCAAGATGGTTTTGTGTGGATTCCATGAGGCCAATGCCTGGCACTGGAAGCAGATGATGGATCTTTACACCTGCGAAGGTAAACTAGATTATGAAATCTTAAACGCACTACCAGTTGATAAGTACATGAACTTTTACAATGAGGCAGACATTCTTTTAGTGCCATTGCTGGACAATAAATTCAATAGGCTTAAATCAAACCTAAAGGCTTTAGAAGCTGGAGCAAAGCGCATTCCTATCATGGCCTACAATCGTGCGCCATATGATGACATACCTACGATCTGCGCAGTGGATAACTGGGAGCGTGACATAAAAAGAATGGTGCATAGCCCACAAATGCGCAAAGATTATGCGGAGGCTAATGCAGAATATGTGCGTGAACATTACGATATATTCAAATGGAATGAGGTACGATTTGCTATTTATAATAAAATAACAGAATAGATATGCCAGTAAGTTTATGTTCAAACGGAAAATATAGAATCGGATCGGGTGCTTGCATCTACGATTCTGAAGAAAAAGCAATACAAGTATGGAAAGCTATATTATCAAGCGGTGAATTTTTAGCTGATATAAACAAGGTTTCAATTGACTTTGATGATACGCTTACAACCATGCAAGGCCAGGCATTAGCTAGAAGACTAATAAGCCAGGGGAAAGATGTCTATATCATTACTAGAAGACAATCTCTTTTGTATAATGCGGTTTATGAGATGGCCGATAAACTAGGGATTTCAAGATCTAAAGTTTATTTTACTAATGGAAGATATAAGTGGGAACAGATTAGAAGATTAGGCATAGGAACTCATTACGATAACAATCAGACAGAGGTTGATTTGATCAACAGAAATACAGACACCAGGGCATTCAAATTTGCAGCTGAGGATTCATACAATGATTACCCACAAGCAGCAGTGGACAATGCTAAAAGTGCTTTGAAATATGTAGGCCAGTATGGCTGGGGATCTTGCGGAACTGATGTAGGAAAAGCAAGAGCGTATCAATTGGCCAATAGGGAAAATATTAGCAGGGATACAATTGCTAGGATGGCATCTTTTAAAAGACATCAACAATACAAAAATGTTCTTTATGAGGAAGGATGCGGAGGCTTGATGTGGGATGCCTGGGGAGGAACAGAAGGCATTGAATGGGCTATTAAGAAACTGCAAGAAATTGATAAGACTACACTAGCAGTAGGAATTCCACATTACACAGCAGATGGCAAACTATGGACTGGAGAAACTCACAAAGATGCAACTGGAAGATTGATGACTGGTGCAGTACATACTGCTGATTCACAATATTTGTATCATTACGATGAGCTGGCAGAGATTGGTGAAAGAGGTGGGATTGTTGAATCTCCTAAAGCACCAAATTCAAAGACTGCAAACAAAGATCCTAAAGGCCAGGGAACTGCTGGAGGTGATGCAAGTGGTAAGAGAGGTGCAGATGTAACTGCACAGCAAGAGAAAACACTGCAACAAAAGGCAGATGATTTCAATGATCGTGATTCAAATACCAAAAATGGCAGAGCCACACTTGGAGCTTTGAAGTCAGTATTTCAAAGAGGCTTAGGTGCTTACAACACAAGCCACAGCCCACTGGTAAAATCAGCAGAGCAGTGGGCATATGCAAGAGTAAATGCGTTTCTGTACCTGCTAAAAAATGGCAGACCAGAGAATTCAAAGTATGACACAGATTTTGATTTACTACCTAGCTCACATCCTAAAGCAAAATAAAAGTGCAAGCAACTGACAAAGAATTTTTTGACCATGAGATCGAAGGTGGAATCACTCCAGAGAATCCAGACTATTATAATTTGATGCAAGCTACGGCAAACATAATTAAGAACTATGCTCATTCAGTTATTGAAATTGGTGCTGGCATGGGAACACTTGGAGAGATACTACAAAAGGAAGGGATTAAATATTACGGTATTGAACCAAATAAATACCATCGTGATTTTGCTAAGAACAGAGGTGTAGAGCTTAAAGATTTAGGAGGCTATCCAGACCACTGCGAAATGATTGTTTCAATCGAAGTGCTAGAGCATTTGACAGATGAGCAGATCAATGAGTATTTAGAAAGTATTGATGCCAAGTATTTCTATCTTAGTTCCACACCATACACCACCAATCCAGAATTCGATGCCTGGTGGGGACATATAAATTTAAAATCAGTAGATCAATGGATTGCATTCTTTGATGAATATGGTTATAAAGTATTACATAAATTAACAGTTCCAACAGACTGGAGCATCTTATTTTTCAAATGAGCAAAGGATACAGAGACATTGATTTAGAGGCGATTGAAGAAATGGCAGAGAAATACATTGATTTCTGCTTGCAATCAACAAAGGAAGTACCAACATCTGGAGGTGTAAGGATCATAAAAGAACGGCATCTTCCAACAATTATGTATTTTCTTCTGATCTGGCTACCTAGGCAGGGTGAAAAGTTCTATAAATACAGACATTATCACAACATCTTGCGTGATGATAAGCATCCAGCTTACGAAACCACCAAGAATATTGATGAAATATTTAGGGCTTTAGCTGCTGATATTGTAGCAAACGAAGGCAAAGGAGTATTCTATGCCAAAAATTTACTTGGATGGACAGACAGAGCCAAGAATGAAGATAAGCAAGAGATTACAATCACTTACGAAACTGGGACAAAACCAGCATAATGGGCAAAATCAACCTAAAACTTCCTAAACCACATGAAAAACAATCCGAAATCATAAACTGTTCGGCCAGGTTTATTGTGGTAGATGCTGGAAGACGGTTTGGAAAGTCAGTGATCTCACAAACAATGGGGATCATGCAGGCAGTTGAAGGCAAATCTGTTGCATACATTACACCAACTTACCAACTGGCAAAGACATTCTTTAAGGAATTAGCCAGGACACTTCCACCAGATCTAGTAAAAAAGAACGAATCAGATCTATACTTTGAATTCATCACTGGTGGTGTTATCAGATTCTTTACTGGAGAAAGACTAGACAATCTAAGGGGTAATAAGTTCCACCTGGTGGTGGTAGATGAAGCGGCATTCATTCCAAACCTAGAAGATGGCTGGAAGCAAGCTATTAGAGCAACATTGACAGATTACAGAGGTAAGGCAATTTTCATCAGCACACCTAGAGGAAACAACTATTTTAAAGCATTACACTTAAAAGGCTATTCTGATCCAGACTGGCAGAGCTTTCATTTCACATCTTATGATAATCCTTTCATTGATCCCAGGGAGATTGATGATGCAAAGCGTGAACTGCCAGAGGTAGTTTTTAATCAGGAATATCTTGGGATGTTTGCTGAAAACGCAGCCAATCCATTTGGATCTAAGCAGCTAAACAATTGCATCTCTGCTATGTCTATAAATCCAGTTAAATGCTACGGAATTGACCTGGCAAAGTATTCTGACTGGACAGTCATAATTGGCCTGGACAATGCAGGCAGTGTGGCTTATTTTGACAGATTCCAAAATGATTGGGCTAGTACCCAAAACAAGATCCGTAATTTACCAAAAGCTCCAATGATCATTGACAGCACTGGAGTAGGTGATCCAATTGTGGAGCAACTGCAAAGGGAAGGAATGGATGTGGAGGCTTTCAAATTTACAAGCCAAAGCAAGCAGGAAATCATGCTTGGCCTCCAGGTGGCAATACACCAGGAAAGAATCCACTATCCAGAAGGTATCATAAAAGAAGAATTAGAATTATTTGAATATCAATACAGTTCACATGGTGTGAAATACTCTGCTCCTAGTGGGTTTCATGATGATACAGTTTGTGCTTTGGCTTTGGCCTGGCGCAAGTTTGACTTTAAAGCTCCCCAGGGTAGGTACAATTTTGCGTAAATAGCTATTTATAAATATGACTTGGAAAGATGTAACGGTTTGGCAAATGCAACAAATTGCAAATGTACTGGCCAAAACCAAAGATGAAACTGAACTAGATATTTCAGTCAAGGTGCTTGGTATTCTAACTAATAGAACTGAATCACAGATTGATTCTTTGTCATTAGGGGATTTAAGAGCTGGATTAAAAGAGATAAAATTTATCCATACTGCACAACCAGAGGCCAAGCCAGAAAAGTACATTGCGGTAAATGGTAGAAGATACAAATGTATCTACGATATTAAAAAGCTACCATATGCCAGGTATATGGAGACCAAACACTTTGGAAGCGATGTGCTTTTGAACCTGCATAAGATCGGAGCTTCAATGGTTATGCCAATGAAAAAAACTTGGTTTGGCTGGAGACTAGATAAGTATGATGCAAGCAAGCATGAGGAATATGCAAATGATATTTTGGAAGCAAAGTATGAAACAGTTTATGGATCAGTAGTTTTTTTTTGTCAAGTATACATTCACTTGATAAGCAATTTGGGGGATTATTTGAAGAACAAAATGCAGGCGAAGGGGATGACATTACAGCAGGCAGAGACAACAGTGGAAAGTTTATGCAAAGGTTTGGATGGATTTACCAAGCTTCAATCATTGCAGAACACGAAAAAATAAAACTTGTAGAAGTTTATGATTTACCGACTATACAATGCTTAAACGCTTTAAGTTATTTGAAGGCCAAGAATGCATATGAGGTAAATGAAATTAATAGAATAAATGGCAGATAATTCCGTAATAAACTATCCTAATTCAGACTTTAAATTGTCTGCTTTTGAATCTGTTTTTATAGATGCAGGTAGTTTATTTATTTATTTGGCCAAGAGAAAGATTGCAGCAAAAAATAGAATAGACACTGGAGCATTAAGTGACTTACAGATCACATCAGTTTCTAAAGAAAATAATAAATATTCCCTAACTATTGGGTATCCAGATGGAAGCCCAGCATGGGATTATTACGATTATGTAAACAAGGGAGTAACTGGAATAAAAAGCGGTAATCCAAATTCCCCTTATGCCTTTAAGCATCCAATGGGAGGCAGGAAAAAAGGTAGTAAGAAAAGTGCTAATAAGAAGCCTAGTAAAATGATCCTGGCCATAATGGCATGGTACACTAGGCAGGGAGTATTTGCTGCAAAAGATGATCAGAAAAAAAATCTGTCTGGACTACAACGCAAAAGAAAAAGTCTTTCATCTACTGTAAGCAAAGCAAACAGCTTGCAAAGTTTAGCTTTTCTAACTGCTAGAAGTATTAAAAATAAAGGATTAAAGAAAATTAACTTTATTGATGACAATATTGAGATTGCATTCAATGAGGCTTTTGTGACAAAACTAGGACTAGCAATAGGCGAAGATATACTATTAAAATTCAAACAAGACTTCAATGGCAATAACAATAAATAGCATTCCAGGTGCTTATTCATCAATCACAGATTCACTTTGGTTTGTGGTATCTTCTAACAATTACAATCAAACATCTTTTAAATATGTATTTGACTTATCTGTTGGTGGATCAAGAATTGCCACAATTAAAATATTCGCAGACTCGGGAAACTATGGTGTACTTGATGTTGCCCCAATCTTACGCAATTACTTTAGTAGCGGATTTAACCCAAGCGGAAGCGGATTGCTACAGAATGCAAACACCAATTTGCACCTTGACTTTTCCATCGCATTTGGCGAAGAATACAGCGGAACTACATTTCCAAATTTAACTTCTGGAACATACAAAGCCTGGGCATTCCAGCTTGATCCATACAGATCTCCATTATCTGCTTATGCCAATAAATTCCTTACTTCAAGAGATAGGAACAATGCAAAGGTGGTACTGGGTGAAAAGTTCTTTGTCACCTATTTTAACGCAGATTTTGCAAGTGCTACTGCAACTATTCAAAAGTATTTTGAAAATGGAAGCACTGATGGATCGGCCAGCACTGGTGCGACTATTTCTACAGTTGAATCTCTATTACTAGACTTATCACCTGGCGCAATCAATTCCTACCTAGGCACTACAAAGATTGATGACAATACGTTTGCTTATACAGTAACAATTGGAGCTGATACAATCAAACTATATCAGACTTGTAATCCTAGATTCACTCCAGTGCAACTGGTTTTCCAGAATGCTTGGGGAGGTTATGATTCATTTGATTTCAGATTGCTTTCCAGAAAGGGAAAGAATTTTAGCAGAAAAGGATTTGATTCTGTTAATTATATTAGAAATGGATCTAATATGGATTTCAAAGATTCATCAAATAAATTTTATGGAGGCCAGACAAACTTTGCCACATCAATTAATCATAGTGTCAAGGTTGTAAGTGATTACCTAAGTGTTACAGACTATAATTTGGGATCAGAGATTCTGGGATCAAATGAAATTTACTATGCCTTAAATGGGAACTATTACCCTATCACAATGAAACTAGATAATTGGCAGGAGAAAAATTTGTCATCAGATAAGATCTTCAATTATGAACTAGAATTCGATTTGGGAAAAACTACTTATAGCCAATTTAGATAATGATTACAGAGATATATTTGGAAGGTAATAGATTGGATTTGTTCCAGGAATTAGGCGCAGAGTTAAATTATGTAATTGATGACATAAAAGATTTCAGTTCCAGAAATACTAGTTATTCTAAAACCATAACTATTCCAGGCAATGCGAATAATAATAAAATCTTTGGCCATATTTATGACTTTAATAGTGGTAATAATTACGGTAATGACAGTAATGCTACAAATGTTGGTTATGATTTTAATGCAAGTAAGAGAGCTGCGTGTATTATTTACCACAATAAGATTCAAATTTTCAAAGGTATTATTAGACTTCTTGAAATAGTTATTGATGCTGGAAAGATAGAGTATCAATGTGCTGTATTTGGAGAGCTTGGTGGCTTTTCATCAGCAATTGGCAATTCATTAATAGAAGATTTAACTGGCTTTGAGGCTTATAATATAAGTTGGAATAAAACTAATATTGTAAACTCATGGAATGCAAGTGGTGGAACTGGAATTGTTTTTCCATTGGTTGATTATGGGCAGTGCAAAAATACTGCACCAGACTATCATATTGATGCGTTTAGACCAGCATTTTTTGTTTATGAATTACTAACTAAGATAATAAGTAATTCTGGATACACATTTGAATCTAGTTTTTTAAATACAACTTTCTTCAAATCGCTTATTATTCCTAATAATAAAGCAAATTTAGAACAAATTATAACTAAGTTATTAGAAGCCAATAGTAGAACATTTATTTATAGTGGAACTAATAGCAAGGTTACATTTGAAACTGGTACACTTTATGAGTTTACTTTAAGCGGTGGGAATACTTATATTTATAATGGGACATCTGCATCAACTGGGACAACAAGTCTTTATGGGAATGGCTATTTAACCAGCACAAATACAGTTAAATTACAAGTATGCAAAAATAATACTTCAACTGTTATTGCAGAACAAATTTACCCATCTACTGGAGGGGTTAGAAATACTTTTTATGTAAGCTTACCAGGTAACGTAACTTTAGCAACTAATGATACATTATTTGTTTACGTTACATCTGCTAATTCATTCACTTTTGAAGCTTCGAATTTATCATTCAATTATATTTCAAATTCTAAAACAGCAGTAAAATCTATTATTGATGATACATTAGTAATGAATGATCTGCTTCCTAAAGGAATTTTACAAAAGGATTTCTTTATTTCCATTTGTAGAATGTTTAATCTTTACATCTGGGAAGATGCTAATGAATCTAAGAAACTATACATTGAGCCATATATTGATTTTTACCAAATAAATGGGGGCAATCTAAGGATTAATGATTTTGGCGAATCTCTACTTCATGGAGAGCCTGGTGATCTTACTGGTCTGCTTTTATTATCAGATCCCACAGTTGATTCTTTGGACTGGAATAAAAAGCTAGACTATTCTAGACCAATGACTTTGAAGCCAATGTCTGAATTGAATTCAAGATTCTATTATTTCAGTTTTAAAGATGATGATGATTTTTACACTGAAGCATATAAGAAGAAGTATAGTTATAACTACGGAGATAGATATGAAGATACTGGCTTTGAATTTGCAACTGAAGAACATAAAATAGAAACTATCTTTTCTCCTGGTTTATTAACTGGTAGATCTGGAGATGATAAATTAGCTATAAGTGTTTTTAAAGTCAATAATACGACTGAAGAAAGAAAGGATCATAATATTAGAATTGCTCAATTCAAAAAAGTGACTGGTGTTTCTTCATATCATATAAATAAAGAATATCCAAATAATGGAAATGCAACACCTACAACTGCATTAACTTCTTATGGATATGCTGGTCACTTAAATGATCCAGTAGCTCCAACCACTGATATTAATTTTGGAGTACCAAAAGAGATTTTATTTACCATTTCTAACTATCCAACCACAAACCTATACACGAGTTTCTGGACTGATTATCTTGGGGAGATCACTGGTAAGGATAGCAAACTACTTACGTGCTATTTATATTTAACCCTAGAAGATATTTATAACATAGATTTCTCTAAGTTAATTTATTTGAATGGATCATTGTGGAGGCTTAATAAGGTTGAAGATTTTAACCCAAGCTTATCATTAACCACCAGAGTAGAATTATTAAAAGTTTTAGAAACGACATACGCAGGATAAATGGCAAAGAAACAACAAGTAGTCTTAGAGGTAGTAGGTGAAACAACTTTGCTGCGTAAAGCGTATAAAGAAGCGTTATCGGAATTACTAAAGCTTCAGAATACTGCTGGTGCTACAGCGGATGAAATTGCCAGAGCTGCTCAAAAGGCTGCTGACCTAAAGGATCGTTTAGGAGATGCTAATTCTACTATTGATGCGTTTAACCCAGATAAAAAGTTCCAGGCATTTGGCCAGGCATTGGCTGGTGTAGCTGGTGGATTTGCTGCTGCGCAAGGGGCTTTGGCTTTGTTTGGTGTAGAATCTGAAAATGTACAGAAGCAATTGCTAAAAGTGCAAGGTGCTTTGGCATTATCAGAAGGATTGAATACGGTTTTAGATTCAGTGCAAGGCTTTAAAAACCTAGCCAATGTAATTAAAACAAACGTAATCAACGCTTTCACTACTTTGAAAGGAGCTGTGATGGCAACTGGTATTGGATTGCTTGCTGTTGCAGTGGCCTATCTAATTGGAAACTGGACTCAATTAACTGAAAGATTAATTACATCTTTCCCGATCATTGCCAAGATAGCAGACGGAATTGGCAGAATTACTAATTCAATCACTGATTTTATTGGAATAACTAAAGAGGAAGATAGGGTTTACGAAAAGCAGCACCTGGCTTATGTTCGAAGAAAACTAGATATAGAAGGCCAAATTGAAGTTTTAGAGGCACAAGGAAAAAAAGAAAAGGAGGTTTACAATCTAAAGAAGCAATTAGTAAATGAAGAAATAAAGGATTTACAATTAAAAGCCACTACAACTGCTGGATTAAGTAAAGAAGAAAAGGAAACTTTAATTAAAAAGCAAAACGAATTAAAGGTTTTAGATGCTGGTTTCAAGAAGTTTTTAGCTGACAAAGCTATTCAAGCAGCAGCAGATAAAAAGAAAGCAGATGATGAGGCAGCAGACAAAGAACAAGAAGCATTAAAGCAAAGAGGTGAAGC